GTTCGTTCCAAACCATATTGCAGAGTCGTTCTTTGCCTCTGTTTATCCTACTATTACTTCTGGTAAAAGCACAAAGGTAATTATGGTTTCAACGCCTCACGGCATGAACCATTTCTATAGATATTGGCACAACGCAGAGAGAGGGAAGAATGAATATAAAGCTACAGAGGTTCACTGGTCTGAGGTTCCTGGTAGAGATGCTGAATGGAAACGACAGACTATTGCTAACACATCAGATCAACAGTTTAAGGTTGAGTTTGAGTGCGAATTCCTTGGATCTGTTGATACATTAATTAGCGTCTCTAAGCTACGCAATCTTGTTTTTGAAGATCCAATACAGAATAATGGAAAAGGTCTCGTGGTATACGAGACCCCAAAGAAGGAAAACAATTATATTATGACTGTTGACACGGCTAGAGGCATTGATCATGATTACTCTGCATTTATAGTTTTTGATATCACACAGTTCCCATATAAAACTGTAGCGCGATATAAGAATAATGAAATTAAACCGATGCTGTTTCCAAATATTATTTTGGATATGGCAAGGGCATACAACGAAGCTTATGTATTAGTTGAGGTGAATGATATTGGTGATCAAGTTGCGACAATTTTACAATACGATTTAGAGTATGAGAATATGCTGATGTGTTCTATGAGAGGTAGAGCAGGTCAACTTGTTGGATCTGGGTTCTCTGGTAAGAAAACGCAGATGGGAGTCAGAATGACTGCTGCTGTTAAAAAGACTGGATGCTCCAACCTCAAAGCGTTGGTAGAAGAAGACAAGCTCACGACTAATGATTATGATATCATTGCTGAACTTACTACATTTGTACAGAAGAAACAATCGTGGGAGGCAGAAGATGGTTGTCATGATGACCTTGCAATGTGCTTGGTTATCTTTGCCTGGTTAGTTGCTCAGGATTACTTCCGAGAGATGACGGATAATGATGTCCGTAAACGAATCTATGAGGAGCAAAAAGAGCAGATTGAACAGGACATGGCACCATTCGGTTTTATTAGTGATGGATTAGATGAGGATATTATTACCGAGAGCGATGGTACAAAATGGTCAGTAGATAAGGAAATATCATCTACATATGGTGACTCGTCATATATGTGGGAGTATTATTAATGTGGATTTCAAGGAAGAGTTTGAGTTAGAGCATTTTGTCTTTACAGAAAGGAAATGTAGAACTTGTCGTTTGACAAAGGACCTTACTTCTGATTTTTATAAAATTAGAAAAACTAGTGGTCCATCATCATATTCTTATGAGTGTAAAGAATGTACTAAAAATAGAATCCGAAAAACTAGGAAGTCGGGTAAATCTTCACGATGGGAATATCCTGATTGGTAGTGTGTTCATGCACTGTTTCCCATCTGAAAAGAAGCCTTTCCATAAATATTTTTAGTTATATTTGGATTCTAAAGGAGTTAAAGATGCCGCTCAACTTAGCATCTCCTGGAATTGTCGTTAAGGAAGTTGATCTTACCAATGGCAGAGTAGATCCCACATCTACACTCGCTGGTGGTCTGGTCGCTCCTTTCGCCAAAGGTCCAGTAGAAGAACCTACACTCATACAAACAGAAGCGGAGCTCCTCGATTCTTTCGGATCTCCCTATAAGGACAGCAATCATTACGAATACTGGCTCACCGCAACCTCGTATCTGGCATACGGCGGTGTACTCAGAGTCGTAAGATCAGATCAAGCTGATATGAAGAATGCGTTTGCAGGAGTTGCAAGCACAGTAACAGGTATCAGGATCAAGAGCAACGAAGATTATATCAACAAAGGTTATGCGGAGAACACCATTCCTGGTGTAGTCTTTGCATCTAAGAACCCTGGTAGTTGGGGCAACAGCCTTAAGGTTTCTGCTATTGATGGTCTTGCTGACCAGATTCTGACTGGTGTCAATACCACTGCCGTTCTCGGATTTTCCTCAACAGGACTTGGTGCTGTTGCTGGATATGAAGATGGTATTGCAGAGGTCAACCTATCAGTTGGTCTTGGAGTTACTCAAGCAGTTCCTGCCAATACAGTTATTGCTGGTGCTGGTACTACTGCCGTCCTTGACGGTTACCTCAAAGGTGTAATCACTGAGGTTGGTGCTGCACAGGTTTCAGTAAAACTTGTTTCTCATGTCAGCGCAGCTGGTACAGAAACTTCAGTTGACTACACACCTGGTGGTGTATATGCCTTTACAAATACTGGCAACGCCTCTGGTGGTCTTCATCTGCATGTACAAAGTAATACAGGTAGAGGTTGGCAAGCAGGTAAGGTTTCTTACGGATCAAGCTTTGCTAACGCAGACTTCCTGACCGCTCTGACTGGCGCTGGTATCACTGCTGGTGATTCCCGCTATACATCTGCTGTAGCATATTCTCCTGGCACACTTTCTTATACTGGCGAAACAGACTGGTTTGACAATCAGTGGATCACTCTGAACGATGGTCAGAAGATCTATTGGAATACTCTTGCTGACAGACCTGGTACTTCTTCCTACGCTGCAGAAAGAAACTCTAAAAATGATGAGATTCATATTGTTGTACACGACGATCTCGGTAAAGTATCTGGTAACGCTGGAACTCTTGTCGATAAGTTTGTAGCAACATCGAAAGCAAAAGATGCAATCTACTCTGTAGGTGATGCTGCTTACTGGAGAAAGGTTCTCCAGATCGCAAGTGGCAACATCTTTGGTGGTGGAGCTCCTGCTGGTGTTGTAACGACAGCTCTTGACGGTGATTTTGATCCTCTGACTGATGTTGGTTGGGATCAGGATACTGAGAATGTTACCTTTGCTGCTATTGGTAACTATTCTGTAAGTCTTGGAAATGGTAAGGATTATGGTGGTGCCGTTAGTGTTGGTGACACCTCTTCCCTCAAAGTAAATGTTGGAGATCTTTCTGCTGGATACGATCTTCTTAAGAACAAGGATCAATATCAATTAGATTTCTTGCTCATGGGCTCTGGTGCTCATGGAAAAGAAGAGACACAAGCACTTGCAAACAAATTGATTGCAGTTGCAGAATACAGAAAGGATTGTATCGCTTGCATCTCTCCTCACAGACAAGCATTCTTGAGTGCCTCTGGTGATGGTGAAGATCTAGTACTGAATTCTGATACTATTACAGCTAATGTAATTAGTTTCTATTCCGCTATTACATCATCTTCTTACGCTATCTTCGATAGTGGTTACAAGTACATGTATGATCGGTTTGGCAGACAGTTCCGCTATGTTCCTATGAATGGTGACATGGCAGGTATCTGCGCTAGAAACGATATCAACAACTTCCCTTGGTTCTCACCAGGTGGTACAGTTAGAGGTGGTATCCTGAATGCAGTTAAACTTGCGTACACTCCTGATCAACAAGAGCGTGACAAACTCTATTCTAATAGAGTTAACCCTATAATCTTCTCGCCTGGTGCAGGAATTATCCTCTTTGGCGACAAGACTGGTTTAGGTAGGTCTTCTGCTTTTGACAGAATCAATGTTCGTCGTCTGTTTATCTACTTGGAGAAAGCAATTGCTGCTGCTGCAAGAGATCAACTCTTCGAGTTTAACGATGAGATTACGAGAATTAATTTCCTCAACATCGTAGAACCATTCCTCAGGGATGTTCAATCTAAGAGAGGTATCACAGACTTCGTAGTTGTTTGCGATGAGACAAACAACACTGCTGCGGTCATTGATAATAACGAATTCGTTGCTGACATCTTTGTCAAGCCCAACAGGTCTATCAACTTCATCGGTCTAACCTTCGTTGCTACCCGCACGGGCATCAGCTTTGAAGAAGTTATTGGTCGAGTTTGATCGTTTAGTAACTAACTCTTAGAGGAAAAAACAATGCCCATTAATCAACAAAATCCCCCAAAGACTTCAAGTCGAACTATTGACAAGTTCAAGGCAAGAATCAGTGGTGGTATTGCAAGACCTAATCTATTTGAGGTTGTACTTTCAACCCCAGATGGTGTCATCGACACCGATGTAAATGATTTTGGTATTAAGAGTAGATTCTTAGTCAAAGCTGCAGCACTTCCCGCTTCAAACATTGCTCCTATTAGTGTTCCCTTTAGAGGGCGTACACTTAAGATCGCTGGTGACAGAACATTCGATGAGTGGACTGTAACGATTATCAATGATACCGATTTTGCAATCCGTTCTTCCATGGAAAGATGGATGAACTCTATTGCTAAGGTATCTGATAACTCTGGTCTCACAAATCCTGAAGACTACATCAAAGATCTTAAAGTCTACCAGTTAGGCAGAGCTGAAGTTACTCAGAATACACAAGATTCTGAACCCGATATGCCAATCCTGAGAACTTATAAGTTCCATGGTTGCTTCCCAACAAATGTCTCTCAGTTGGATCTTTCCTACGATCAGGCAGATGCTCTGGAAGAATTCACAGTTACCTTCCAAGTTCAA